GGAAACGTAGTTAAGTCTCCTAAAGCACCTAAATCAGATACGCCTAACAAGAGTCCTAAAGGTAAAGGTTCTGCAAAGGGAGATGCTTCAGGAAAGACAGGAGCAAAGGTATCTGCTAAAGATAAGGAGACACTAAAGAAGAAGTCTGATGAATTCAATGAGAAGTATAAAGAAAAGTTAGGCTACGGAGTTACAGTTGGTGTATTAGCATCTGTGTTCCAAAGAGGTCTTGGTGCTTACAATACATCACATTCTCCTAATGTAAAGTCGGCTTCTCAATGGGCATTTGCAAGAGTAAACGCCTTCTTATATTTAGTTAAGAATGGAAAACCTCAAAACGCTAAATACACAACAGACTACGACTTATTACCAAAGAAACACCCGAAGGCTTCTAAACTATCAGAAGATGGTGGATGTGGATGCAAAGATACTTGTTTAGATGTAGAGTTAGGTTTATATGATAAAACGTATAGCGACTATCCCGAACAAGCTAAAAAGAATGCTGCAAAAGCATTGAAGTATAAGGAAGATAACAATCCGAGATGTGGAACACCACAGGCTTGGCAGTTTGCTCAACTACTTGTAGATGGCACAGCTATATCAAGATGCTTAATATCTGAGATGGCTTCTTATAATAGATTTGAGAAGAAGAAAGGTCAATCATATTCAGAAGGATGTGGAGGACTACTTTGGGATGCTTGGGGAGGAGAGGAAGGAATCCGTTGGGCAGAACAGAAATTAGATGAGATAAATAAATCTGAATCAAGAATACAAGATGAGGAATAGAGGTAAAACACCAAGCAATACCTCTCCAAGAGGAGGTAAGAGAGCCTGTCTATGTTCCGATGGCACTTATTCAATTAAGTGTTGCGATGGTTCATTATGGGCGCAAGGAATAGGTAATGTAACAGGCAAACCATCTTTCTTCTTGGCTCAAGAAGATGGTAATTTAATACTCCAAGAAAATAACTATAAAATAAAAACGTAATGGCGAATTTGAAGATTTCTGAATTAACATTAGCAACCAATCCAACAGGAGAAGAATTGTTGGTTGTAGTACAAGGTGATACTACAAAAAAAATAAAGATAAACCAAGTGTTAAACTACATAACACCAATTTCATTAACTGTGTCAGATGGCGAGACTGTTGATTTAGGAGACGAAGAATATGATGAAGTAGAAATGATTAGATTGCATTGGGATGGTGCAAATGGATCAATGACATTAAACTTGCCTGATGCCACTGTTAACACAAACAGGGTACTTAGATTCATATCTAACGGAGGATTTCAAACTGCAACAAGAGTAGAATTAACAGCAGTATCAGGTCAAACTATTGATGGTTCTACATCTTCATACACAATAAACAAGGAGTATGAAGGAATCCAACTGTGGAGTGATGGCGTAGAATGGTTTATCATTCAGAAAAAAGCATAGGCATTTGCCTAAAAATCTAACAGTACAAAAAAATACTGTTATTATATTATATATTAATTAATTATAACCTTTTAATTTATGGAAAGTATTAAAGCAACATCTATCTTAAATGATATTATGCAGAAACTTTCTTTGATTGAGAAACCTGAAGTGAAGGCTGAAGAAGTAGAAGTATCTGCTGAAGAAGTTGTAGCTGTTGAGGAAACAATCCAAGAAGAAGTGCAATTATCAGAAGAAGTGAAAGATGAGGTTGTTGAAGAAACAACTGATCTTTCTGAAGAATTGGCTGAAGAACCTGAAGCGATTGAAGAAGTCGTTGAGGAGGAAGTCAAAGAAGAAGAACTTGATGAGGAAAAATACGTTGGTAGAGACGAATTTGAATCAAAGATTTCTGAATTGAAGGAAATGATTGAGGGATTGAAAATGGAAAAGGAAGAAGAAAAAGTCGAGATGTCTAAACAAATCGAAAAGCTATCTGCCGAACCTGCTGCAACTCCTATCAAGCATAATCCTGAAGAAACAAAATCCAATGCTCAAGGATATAAGTTTGGGCAAAACCAACCACAAACAACTCTTAACCGAGTAATGTCGAAATTAATCTAAATAAAATAATAAAAAATGGCTACTACAACTTCAATTACTACTACTTACGCAGGAGAATTTGCAGGAAAATACATTTCTGCTGCTCTTTTAAGCGGTGCTACCATTGAAAATGGCGGTATCGAAGTAAAACCAAACGTAAAGTTTAAAGAGGTAATCAAGAAAGTATCTACTAACGCAATCGTTAAAGATGGTACTTGTGATTTTACACCTACTTCAGAACTTACGTTGACAGAGAGAATTCTTCAACCTGAAGAATTTCAAGTGAACCTACAACTATGTAAAAAAGATTTCCGTTCAGATTGGGATGCTGTTCAAATGGGATATTCTGCATTCGATCAGTTACCTCCATCATTCGCTGACTTCTTACTTGCTCACGTTGCTGCAAAAGTTGCTCAAAAAACAGAGCAAAACATTTGGGGTGGTGTTGACGCTAACGAAGGAGAATTTGATGGATTCGCTACATTATTGGCTGCTGATGCCGATGTTGTTGATGTAGTTGGAACTACTGTTGATGCTTCTAACGTAATCGCTGAATTAGGGAAAATCGTTGATGCTATTCCTTCTGCTCTTTACGGACAGGAAGATATGTACATCTATGTTTCTCAAAACATCGCTCGTGCTTATGTACGTGCTTTAGGTGGATTTGCTGCCGCAGGTCTTGGTGCTAACGGTACAAACAATCAAGGTACTCAATGGTGGAACAACGGATCACTATCTTTTGATGGTGTTAAATTGTTCGTTGCCAATGGACTTGCTGATGATACTGCTGTTGCTGCTGAAAAATCTAACCTTTACTTCGGAACAGGATTATTGTCCGATCACAATGAAGTAAAAGTTATCGACATGGGAGATATTGATGGAAGTCAAAATGTTCGTGTTGTAATGCGATTTACAGCAGGTGTACAGTATGGTATCGGTTCTGACATCGTTCTTTACTCATAATTATTGTCTAACATAAAGGGGTAGGTAGGTAGTGCCTACTTACCCTTTTTACTAAAAAAAATATAAAACTATGGCTTGTGATTTATCATCAGGAAGATTAAAACCCTGTAAAGATGCGGTAGGTGGAATTAAAAAAATCCACTTCGTAGATTTCGGAGACTTAGGTACAGTTACTCTCGGGAGTGATGACGAGTTGACCGATGCGACAGGTACTTTTACATACTACACTTATGATGTAAAAGGGAACTCAAGTTTAGAGCAGAATATCACTTCCTCAACAGAGAATGGAACTACTTTCTTTGAGCAGGTATTGAATATTACGCTTCATAAACTAACTAAAGAAGATAACAAAGAATTGAAGGTAATGGCTTATGGCAGACCTCATGTATTTGTTGAGGACTTTAAAGGCAACGTAATGGTTGTAGGTCTTGACAACGGAGCAGAAGTAACAGGAGGAACTGCTGTTACAGGAACTGCGATGGGAGACTTAAATGGATATACACTTACTTTAACTGCAAGTGAAATCTATATGGCAAACTTTGTAGATGGTGCTACATCTGCCGATCCGTTTGCGGGTCTTGCTTCTGCAACTGCAACAGCAGGTACACAACGTGATCCTGCATAATATATAATTGTAATTTCAATTCAATAGGGGGTGGCTTTTGCCATCCCTTTTTTGTTTGCCTAAAACAATAGACTTGATATTTATTACTTATATATGGTAATATTAAAAGAAACAACAGACTCTCAAACCTTTAAGATTGTACCTCGATTATACAATGTCGGAGTATCTATTTTAAGAGTAAGAGACAATTCTACTAATACTACTTCGGAGTATGAATTTAATAGTGTTACTTCAGGTAATTATTCTGAACTATCAGGTGTAATATCACTAAAAAAAGGTAGATTTTACGATTTAGATGTATTTGATTCTGCTGATGGATGGGATTCAGATACTCAAAGTTGGGATAACGAAGGTAGTTGGACTGAAGCCGATGAATTGGCATTAATACCACTATACAAAGACAGAATATTCTGTACTAATCAAGTAGAATTAGTAAGATATACTGTTAATGAAGGAGAATATATCACACAAGACACTTACGATAACGATTACATTGTCTTGTAAAATATAAATTATGGCAAAAAAGAAGATATTAAACAGAAAAGTAGGTCAAGTTCACGTTGTTGGGTTATCATCTTACACAAGACCTGAAATAAAAGAGGTCCACAATAGAGATTGGATTTCTTATGGCGATGACAATAACTACTTTCAGTATCTAATCGACAGATACAATGGCTCTCCAACAAACAATGCTGCTATTAACGGTATTGCTGAAATGATATACGGAAAAGGATTGGATGCTGTTGAAAGCGAGGATAAAGTAAAAGAGTACGAGGAAATGAAGTCTTTGTTTACCAAGAAGGTAATAAAAAAGATTTGCTACGACTATAAGATGATGGGACAAGCTGCTGTACAAGTAATTTACTCAAAAGACAGAAAGAAGATTGCTCAAATAGCACACATACCTGTTGAAACCCTAAGAGCAGAGAAATGTGATGAAAACGGAGATATAACAGGGTATTATTATTCAAATGATTGGAGTAAAACTAAAACAAACGATCAACTACTACGCATCCCTGCTTTTGGTTACAGTAAAGAGGCGATTGAAATACTATACATCAAGCCTTATAGAGCGGGTTATCATTATTACTCTCCTGTGGACTATCAAGGTGGATTACAGTATGCAGAACTTGAGGAAGAAATTGCGAACTATCATATCAACAATATTCAAAATGGATTAGCACCATCAATGTTGATTAACTTCAACAATGGAATACCAACAGAGGAGCAAAGAGACGAGATAGAGCGTTCTATACAAGAGAAGTTTAGTGGTTCTTCTAATGCAGGTAAGTTTATATTGGCATTTAATGATAGCAAAGAACTTTCGGCAACCATAGAGCCTGTTATATTGAGCGATGCTCATCAACAATACCAATTCCTTTCAGATGAAAGCATGAAGAAGGTGATGGTTTCCCATAGAATTGTATCTCCAATGTTGGTTGGTATAAAAGATAATTCAGGACTTGGAAACAACGCAGAGGAATTAGAGACTGCTTCTATCCTTATGGATAATACGGTTATAAGACCTATGCAGTTAACTATATTAGATGAGTTAGAGAGATTATTGAACTATAATGGGATTGATTTAGATATCTATTTTAAGACCTTACAGCCTCTTGAATTTACTGACTTGACTAATGCTATCACAGATGCCGAGATAGAGAAGGAAACAGGCGTTAAAAAGGATTCTGAAGAAGATACAGCAGAAGTTATAGATGAACAAAAAGAAATAACTGAATAATGGCAACAGCACTATTTATAAAGAGAGCAGATTTAGTTAAGAACACAGCGTTGAGTGGAAATATCGACACAGATAAGTTTATTCAATTTATTAAATTGGCACAAGAGATTCATGTACAAAACTACTTAGGTAGTAAATTGTACGATAAGATAAGCAGCGATATAGTTGCAGGAACACTTGCTGATCCTTATTTATCTTTAGTAAATGATTATGTACAGCCAATGCTTATACACTTTGCTATGGTGGAATATCTGCCATTTGCAGCTTATACAATCGCAAACGGAGGGGTTTTCAAACATAGTTCTGAAAATAGTTTAAATGTAGATAAGACTGAAATAGATTTCTTAATTCAAAAGGAAAGAGATTTTGCAGAATACTATACTCAAAGATTTGTAGATTATATGTCGTTTAATGCTTCAGGAAATTTCCCTGAATACTACGACAATTCAAACGAGGAGATATATCCTGATAAAGATGTAATATTTAGTGGATGGGTTCTATAAAAAAGCAATACAAACCAAAAAAGACAAACATAACAAAACTAAAAAAATATCTAAATGATAGCTTGGGGACAAATAATAAACACAATAGGATTCGGAAAGATATACGGAAGTAGTTGGGCAGGAGAATATCCTTTTATAAATATAGTAGGAGATGTAAACGACTTTGATAAAAGAGTATCTGATGATAGCGGAACGATAGAAGGACACATTTGTCAAGTTAATAATATAAATAATACAGTATCACAATGAGTTTATACGATAAAGCAAGTTTAATACAGATACCAAG